TGGCAATTCCACCGTGCTGTTCTAATGTTAAATGGCAAGGCGACATCGCCTTCATAAATGCCAACTTTTAGCGCACGGCTCCTTGAGAGCCATTTCCCTGGACCGAATATAGGAATCGTATTCGGTCTTTTTTTGTTCTATGATTTATATGGTATTTTTGAGGGTGGTTACGAAATTTCCCGAAAATATCCCGAAATCACTATATCCAATCTATACCATTACATATTCCTGACCGCGCGAATCGAGATACTTTTTAGTCATAGAAAGGTTTTTATGGCCGAGTAATCTTTGCGCAAAATCCTCTCCATTTTCCACTTGATATAGTCGGCTGGCAAGGCTTCTGATTTCATGAAATGTCGGTGGGTTAGGGCCAAATTTAATTCCGCTCATTTCACGCGCTTCTGCAAATGCACCTGTGAGCGCATCTGGTGAAACAGGACCAGGCTTTCTGCCGCCGCGGCGAACTGAAGAGTAAATCAGGCTGTCCGATGGGTTATCCTTCCGACACTCCTCTACGATCCTCTCCAGTGACATTCCCAGCTCTTTCAGCTCTAAATCCAGTGGCATCGCCAGCTTATGACCAGTCTTGCTTTGCGTCACAAACAGCCGCCCATCTCTGATAGCGCTGAAGGTCATTCGAGTTACATCTTCCCGACGCTGCCCGGTGAGCAGACCAATATTCATCGCGTTCTGCAGCCAACCTCCCATACTCTCCGCGGCCTTTCGGATAGCCAGAAATTGCTCAAGCAACAAGCGCTCACGCCTGACTTCAGGTGATGGGGTCCTGGTTGGTTCAACTGGATTCCTGTCGATAATGCCTTCAACAACTGCCTCGCGGAAAACATCCATCAGCAGCGATCGCAATGCAACTGCCATACTATGCTTGCCGCACTGAACATATGACTCCAGGAACACTGCAATATCACGCGTAGTGATTGAGGTCATAGCCATGCGGCCAAACTCAGTCTGAATGGTAAGCAGCTGATTGCTTCTTATCTTCATGGTGCTTGGCTTAAGACTGCGACGACCCAGGATGACGTCGTAGCGCTCAAGCCATTTACTCACTGTGAAATCAGGCGTCTCTTTAAGCCGATCGAGAAGGGCGGAGGGTAGGTAATTTTGCTCGATGTAGCTGTTCGCTTCGATGGCCTGGGCCACGGCATCCTTGCGGGGTATCTTACCCAGTGAAATCTCCTGACCGGTCACAGGATTTCGCCATGAGTAAATCTGCTTCGTTTTACGAAAAGTCAGGTTCCTTGGCAGATTAGCGTCGTACCGCTTTGGCCTGTTCGACATGTTTCAGTTTCTCCATCAGCGATCCCTTTTTCGGTGGCGATACGTATTCCGGCCTGCGTTTCATCATCTTCTTGCGCGGGTCAACGTACACCGAGTCCGGTTCGAGTTTGTATTCTTTTCCGTGAAGCTCCGGGCATGGGTAAATCCTGCCCTCCCTGACCCAGCGGCGTAGGGTTGATAAAGAGGGGGGCTGCGAATATGTTGCCGACGCCCACTCCTGAAGGTTCATTAACTTAGCCATAATTTCTCCTGCACGTTTTAACAGAACTTGATCGCAAACTAACGCAAGTTTTCATTCGGAGCGACTTCTGCTCCTTATCCACCTGACGCACATAGAACGCCAGCAAGCGCTTTGCTGGAAACGTATCAGGCGGCAGGGCGGTGATTGATTTGGCGTGTTTGTCGAGAAGTGATGTGATTATGCGGTCGTGTTCTTTCTTGGGCCTGCCGTTTATGGCTTTAATGATTTCGCTCCTGCACTTACGCGCTACAGCCCTTAGCACGTTTTCCTGTACCGGCGTCACGCAACCCTGCGGTGCTGCTTGGCGCGCTCAATGCGCTCGTAGTCTTCCCGGCATTCTGCTGAGCAAAAGCATCCTGCCGGCACCGCCTCTTCGCAGTAATAGCAGGCACCCTTATACTGCATTTTTGCGTGAGCCCGGTTAGCCAGGGAGATCTCAATCATCTGCTGCTCGCGTTCTGCGGCTTCGTCTACTGGGTCTGGAAAGTTCACCTTAACCTCCGGAATTTGGGCGTAAAAAAACCTGCCGTAGCAGGTCGTCTTTAATCAATATTTATTAACCCATTGGCTTAGGGTTGTATTTAAAAATAGCTTTCACTATATCTTCATCAGATGGGTCATCCCCACAGACACCAATTAAATACCCGCCTCTTTCTTGATAGACAGTTTTAACAATAAATGTAGCGCTATAACTACTGGAAGATAAGCGATTTCGGGATTCGTGGGGTTCTATGCTGGAGCTAAAAGTTACCTTTTCCACTCCGGGAACGACTTGCTTTTTCTTTCCATGATGCCCTGCACCGAATAACATAATATCATTCACTTTTGCCCATCCTCCTTCTGATAAACCGGGTCCGATGGACGCGAAAATCTTATCGTCTTTGCCACTCTTCCGTCTCGAACTTACTGAAAACTTTCCTGCAATCAACACACTTCCAGTCGCCGGTGTGCTGACCGATAATCCTGTCCTTGATGACCTTCTCTGAGCCGCATTTCGGGCATTTCTTCGGTTTAAAGTGGGCGGCCATCAATTATCCTCTTTAAAATAAACCAGGTCAGTGCCGCGCGGGAACTGCAGTGCAACGTTTCTTTAGTACTGCAGACACTCAATAAAGTATCCGCACTGGCTCCAAGACTACTGCAATTCCATTACCATAGCGATAAACGGCATGTTCGTACGCTCTTTGTAAGCGACACTTGTTATTTCCAGATTGACGCTAACCTTATAATCTTTTTCTTTACCGAGAGCTGAGATGTGTCGCAACAGATTAAATTCTTTTTAAATCAATAACTTATTTTGTGGCTTTCAGCCTTTCCCGCAAATCAGCCGGAGCAATATAATTGACTTCTCTACCAAATTTTATTGGAAGAAATATGTTCATCTCACAAAGTTCTTTTAAGAATTTTCTTGCGGTATTAGCACTTACGCCATAAGCATTTTGAACTGACTTAACTTTGAAAAGTCTGCCAGGTTCTTTAACCCCCTTTTTTATAAGGTCTTTTTGAATAAATCCAAGCTTATCTTTGTACTTGGAGTGCTCTAATATTTTCAGTATTTCATAAAATTCTTGGGTCTTAACTTTTAAATAATCCTGAAGGTCATCAAAAGCTTCAAGTATAACTTTTATTTGAAAATCAATGAAGTATGTTAAATCACCGCAATCTTTCTGAACGTATAAATATGAAAAACCATAGTCTTTAGCACGTTCTTTTATTATTTTGCTGATGGATATAAATTCAAATATATCATAACCGCTTTTCAGCATATACCAATAAAATATTGCTCTAGCAGTTCTTCCATTTCCATCCCGAAATGGATGCTCATATCCCATTAGAAAATGCAAAATGACCGCTTTTATAATGGGTGGGATGAACTTTGACCCTTCTTCGCCATCATGCTTAAAATTGGCAAAATGACAAATCTTTTCAAGTCTTTCTTCTAAGTCTTCAAAGTCAGGTGGGTAATAAAGTGGGTTTTCGTCATTCCCAATATAGATATCATTACTGCACCTAAATTCACCAGGGATGTTGTTGTTTTCTGATACTCCATAAGTAGCAACACTATGAAATTCAAGCATAAGATCTCTTGTTAAGGGTTCATGCTTTCTCCTATCAGCTAATCTTAAAAGCATATAATTATTGACTATCATTTTTTCGTCTGGAGTTTTAGGTGGTAGCTCCTCTTCCAGCATCTTTTTAGCATCGGCTCTCGTGGTTACCGCGCCCTCCAGCTGAGCACTAGTTATGGCCTCCTCCATAAGCAATGAAGACACAAGATAATTTTGTTGAACGTTGCTTGAAGCCTGGGAGCCCGCAATAGCTGCAACTTTTCCTGCCCCCAATTGTACGATTTTGTGTAATTTAGGCTCGAGGGAATCAGGCACACAGTAGTGAAATTCATGATCATTCTTATCATATAAACCAATTTCTTTTTTAGCTTGTTGCCGTGCAAACTTCACTGCCAGCCATATAAATTTCGCTGATTTACTTGGAACCCTCCACTTAAGCTGACTCCAGTGCAGATAGCGACCTTCATCATCGGTAATTCCGTGAGTACTGAGGTAAGGGATGATTTTTTCGAAGTCTGTGCTAGAAAAATCTAGCTCAGGTGCTTGTTCTACAGGATGTTTTGCCATGATAAATCATTTTCCTAATTTTGACTTTATCACAACTTTACTTTAAAAACGGGATTTAGCAAGGAATTTGAGTTGGCTTGTATTTGGAGAGACCTCAGGTAAGCCGAGTGCGTCCGAACTAGGTTTTTTGACAGATTTATAAACACATCAAAGAAGCCTATCATTATGGCTACACATCTGGTTTGCGATACAGCGACACTCCAATAGATTCAACAATTGGCTCAGGGAGCGGGCCTTCCAGCATCAGCCATGCTTTGCCAAGTCCCTGCTTCTCTTATGTGTTCATTCTCTAACCCCTTATGCCGCTCTCAGGCTCAATGCCGAGGCGAAAATATTCAGATAGCAGGCAACAAAAACCGCCCGGAGGCGGCTGTTTATAAGGAATTTAAAGGCGATTAAATACCCATGCGGTACTCTTCGTACGTACGAGGTTCCGAGTCGCCTTTTTTGCGGAAAACAAGCATCTCTTCCTTCCGATTCGTAACATACCCCAGTGTTTCTGTAAGCTGGCGTCGCAGAGTAGTAGGCATCTGAGGAATGGTTTTATCGGTGAGTCCATTCTCAATTTTATTCATGATTTCGAGAGCAAGGCTGATTTGCTCCTCATCAATCAGAATATTGACGCGATAACCCTCACGGGTCTCTTGCTCACTGCCTAACTGCCTGGTCAGTTTATCCACCTGAGCGGCATAATCGTCCAGTTGAGCCTGCACATCGGCGGGCATTTCACCTGTTTTTTCAACCAGCGCTTTAAGGGCATTGATGTTATCGATCGCCTGTTGCGCCAGGTCACTTGCAGTAATCATTTTGGTATCCTTTAAGAAAGGGTAAATCAGAAGTTCAGTGAGGTTAAAAGGCCGACTTTCATCGGCCTGAAAAGAGTCAGTTAACTGTTACGGGTGTTCGTACTGCTGAAAAGTACGCGGCACTGGGTCGCCAGGCTTGCGGAACATGGCGTTGTCGTCTTTGCGGCCTTTCAGATACATCAGGGTCTGCTTAGCCTGATACTGATCGGCTGGAGACAGGGAGCCAGCCGTACCTGCGTTAATCGCCACTACAACTTTGGTCAGAATTTCGATACCCCAGCCGACGGCTTCAGTGGTGTCCAGAATCGCAGAGCGATACAGGGTATTGAGGTCTTGCAGGTCTTCAAATTCCTGGTCGGTATGAGACATAATAAATCCTCTTTAAGTTGAGTGAGTTAGGCTGTGAATTCACTCAGCAACCTTACTATCACCACCTGATGAAAACCAGTAAAATACTGGTTATGCGTACAGTGTATTTGTGTCATAAATTTGGCTTAGTACCATCGTTAGCTTTGCTGCGCTCTTCCAGAAAACGTATCCGGCTGCGGCTGGCCCGTTGTCGAACAGATTCATATGAGCGGTTGAGTTGTCTGGCTATAAGTTTGGGTGGGATGGTTGCTGCGAGTTCTTTCAGAAGGCCTATCTCATCGGGGGACCAGCGACGGCCAAGAGTTAACTGATTGCCGCGACGCCGGTATTCAGGTGATTCCATGTTGTCTCCTGTTATTTGCTGAGTGCCTCTTCGATTTCTGCTTTACGAAGCAGATAAACATCAGTGGCCTTTTCCAGCGTTTCAGCCTCGCTTGCCAGCATGCGCGCCGCGTACTTATAGCAGCGGTCAAGCCCTGCAACGTTTTCAGCTTCAGCTGCTGCTGCGGTGAAGTCGGCAAGCAGCTCATCCGGCGTGCGTGCTGTTGCACAGGTATTCGTTGCCGGGTTAATTTCGCGCTCGGGCTGCTGCGTTTTAGGCTTGCTGTTGATCAGGTTATTAAGATCGGCACGGCTGCGCGCCGGTGTTACATCGCGTTCCGATCGCTGCGCCGGCTCAAACTCATCCGGGGTATAAACACCGAGAATCACGTCCGGGCAGTAGAGGCGCGCCCAGTATTTAACAGCCAGATATGCCAGTTGCTGCTTTGGCGCCGTCTTCCACAGTGGGGAATTACGCGTGGTGACATACTCCATGTAAAGCGGCTCACCCCACGTGATTTCTGTTTCACCTCGCAGCACTGCGCCGACGCTTACAGACAGACCGCGCTCATTTGATGCATTTGCCGCGCCAGGCTTAAACTTCTCCCATTCACCGCCGTATTCGTACTTAAAGCGGCCCTGAACGGCAGTTGAGCTGGTGATTACCGCATTGACCAGCTGAGCCTCATAACCCAGCGTGCCGTTTACCAGGTGCGTTTTCTGCGCCACCGCGTAAGGGTTCATTCCCCACTGAGCAGCCTGTAATGCGATCGCCAGACAGTCAGCAGGCTTGCCGGACAGGTGAGCGGGAACCGTTGCTTTACCCTGTGCCATGACTTCAGCAAACGCCTGTAGCTTATGCAGCCCACTCGGGCTGAAGATTGCCGCCTTGGTGTCAGCCTCATTGACTGGCGCGGTGATGATATCGTTGCTCATGCGTAATCCTTTCTCTTGGCCCAGTCCGGGCGTGTAATTTCTTCGATGCCACCCCAGTTACCGGACAGCATGCATTCATGATAAGTATCGAGGTTGCGGCGGAACAGGTCGTAGCCCACGGCAACATCGTCCTCCTGCAGCTGGAAGGTACGCACCGGGTACCGGCCGCAGTCGATCGCCTCGCTGACTGCGATGAAAACGAAAAGTGGATATTCACCGAAGTGCTTGCTGAAGCCTTCTCGGTAATAGGCGTCCTGAACGTGATAGCGGAACTCTTCAACGTGCCGGGCGAAGCGCGACATATCCGCCACTTTCTTCACGTCGACGATGACTGGCTGGCCCGACAGGAACTTGTCCGGACGGATACGGCAAAGTTCGCCTGTCTGCTCGTCATTCCAGTAAATTGACGCTTCCTGATGACCTTCAGCTTCAAGCAGCCAGCGTGCCGCCGGATGGGCGAGGGCGCTGGCGCGCATCAGCTTCAGCTTCCGGCCCTGCTCGGCATCCATGACCGTCATTCCCGAGCTCTCGCAGTCCTTCAGGAACCGCTGCTCGTCTGCCTTGCCTTCATTGGTTCGCCGGTTGAATGCCGGAGCCACGATAAACCGCTTATCAAACTCTTCAGGCTCCAGTAGCAGGCAGTGCAGCGCCGTCCCCATGTCCAGCGCCGCCTTCTTCTCATCGTCTTCGGGCGCTTCTTTGCGCCACTGGAAGATGGCCGGGTTAATGGCTATGTCATCCAGCTGCGACTTGCTGACGCCAGCGCCGCGGTGATAATCCTCGTTGCTGATGTCGTAATAGATGCCCGGCTGCATTACGCTGCCTCCTGATTTCCATGTTTGTTACGGTATATCCCGATCGCAATTTCCCGCCGCGCAACCCGCACCATCGCTTCACGTAAAAACGCCTCAGCGGCTTCGTGCTGCTCGTCGTCTTCATCGAACATCTCAATGGCCGGGTAGTCGTAATGCTTCGTCAGGAAGGCGCACAGAGCAGGCATTAGCGGGTTCGTCTTGTGCTGGTTCATCCGTGCATCCACTTCTGCAGCGATGAACTCCAGTTCGCTATCCGGCAGGTTGTCGGCGATATCCTGCACCTCACTCCGGGCTGTTCTGTTCAGTCTCATTTCAGCGCTCTCCGCATTAGCTGCATGGCCATAGCCCACTTGGCACCGTCGCCGAAAAGATGAGCCTCTCTGGAAAGCTCCTGAGCTTTCGTGAAGTAACGTGATTTCATGGCTGGCCTCTTTGATTCAGAGTGTCGATAAGGTTGCGCCAGCCAGTGCGGAGGCGGCGGGTGATACGGTCGAGTTGAGACGTGTTAAATCCGAAGCCACCCATGTGGGTAGCCCCAGCTATAGCGAAAGCTTGCATGGGTGATTCCTTGGTGTAGGTTATGGTTTAGTAAGTGATGCGGATGGCGGTAACTTCGCCTTTGGCGATCGCTGTGATTGCGATACGCGCCATTTCTTCGGTCAGCCCGACAGCCACTAAGTCTGCCAGTGCTTTGTTGTTTACTGCTTTGCGGTGAGCAACATCAGCAGCACGGGCCGCCGCTTCATCAGCAATGCGTTTCTCTTCAGCCAGGCGGGCGGATTCGGCTTCACGGGCCTTGCGCTGCTCAGCTTCGATAGCGGCTTGCTTCTCACGCTCAGCCTTCTCACGCGCTTCCTGTGCCTGTCGATCGGCTCGTTCCTGTGCCTCTCTGGCTGCACGCTCAGCGCGCTCCTGAGCGGCCTTAGCATCGGCCTCAGCCTTTTCCTTCGCTGCCTTTAAATCAGCCTCACGCTTGGCTGCTGCATCACGTTCACGCTGTGCTGCCTGTTCTGCCTCCATACGTGCCTGCTCAGCGGACTGCCGGCGAATCTCTTCTTCATGTGCTGCGCGCTGGCGCTCTGCTTCGGCCTTCGCTTCAGCGGCATCGCGGTCAAACTTATCGTTAAGGAGAAGCGCGATTTCGTGGTCTGATTCGATTTGCGCTGCAAGTTTCTCAGCTGCAGCCCGCGACTCTTCTTCAGCCTTGATGCGCTCCTGTTCTGCTTCCCACTCGGTGTACGGCTGACGAGCCTTATCGCGGAGAACATCCAGCCGATCGCGTACTGTCTTTCGATTGGCGTCGATTAACTTCGGAACCTCTTTCAGCTCTGCGACCAAATCCTTACCCAAGCCATCTAGGTAGGATTTAGTCTGCGATACGCGGTAAGCCAGTGAAGCGATCTCCTTTCTGCCCTTTACCGTGGTGACATCCGGCACAAAGGACATAACTTCATGCTCGACCTTCTGAAGAATCTCTTCTATCTGGTCGGCAGATTTAAAAACGGTGAGGGCGTTTGCCTTCTCGATGACCACAAGATCCGTTGTTTCGCTCATTTTGATTTCCTTCAGTTAAAAAAATGCCGCCCTGATATCAGGCGGCTGGAGAATTAATTGAGTTTCGTTTACAGTGGCGTTAGGAAAAAACCAACCAACTCTATGTGTTGGGGAAGGTCTTGCAGTTGAATGCGCTTAGCATCATGGCTGTAGCCTCTGATCTCGTAACTTTATGGCCTGTATTCTCAGTGATTCTAAAGGGGGCGATTATGCTAACAACATGTTCAGGATTAGATCCGGTATTTTTGGTAGGTTGCGGGTGTGCGCTGCGGGTAAGCAAGCTACCGCCAAGATACTAGCAAGTTCTCGCAGGTCCCATTCAGCACAGTCCTCGTGAAGGGGAGTAGCACTACGCCCGCACCAATTCTAAGCCTCGCATTAGCGGGGCTTTTTTTTAGTTAAATTTAACTTCACGCTATCTATCTGCCCAGCCAGCATAAGCAAAACAATAAGTAGCCAGACTATGGCTTAACATGTGTTGCTTATGGGCGCCTCCAGATATAAAAAAGGCTGCGGGTTAGGCAGCCTGATTGATGTAAGTGCCGGGATATTTATCCACGCCCGGCGCGTGTCCCTGCCATTCCCCAACAGCAAGAATTCGTTTAATCTTTAAGCTCCCCAACAGTAGAAAGGATGTGTTCATGCAGACCATGAAGACCGTTTGTCCTGATTGCGGTAGCGAGATGTTCAAGAGGCCCGACGATTTTGATTTTGACAGCAATTTCGTTGACGTTTTCTGTGCTGATTGTGGTAGAGAAATCACCAGGGACGATGTTGTCAATCAGGCTACGGATGTGGCTAAAAAACAGGTTGACGATATGCTGAGGAATACTCTCAAAGGAACTGGCTGGAAATTCAAGTAACTTAGCAATCTCATTCACCTGACTTTCCGCCTCACTGGCGTCTATACGAATCTCAATAGGCGCTATTTTTTTCTCAGTCATAACTACCTCGCCGTTACGATGTCTTTTGAGTTGCGATAGCCTGCAGCGAATATCGCGATTTCTGGTAAGCACTGTGATGTGCTCTCATGCCTGTCACGCAGAGAAGGGGAGGAGCAAGCCTTCTCGATGCGGCTGATGTGTTTAACCTCAATCGCCACAACCTCTGGCTCGATGCCGAAAGCCGTGTCGATGATTGATTCGATGCGTTCACGATCCATTGCCACCGCACGACGACGAGCATGGCGGCGTGTTTTGGCGTTCTCTTTAACCGATGTGCCGTAAGTGATTACTGTCATGGTTGCCTCCTGAAGTGGTTTTGGTACTGTCCACTAGTTAGCCGATAGACAGTCCAAACCCATCTCGTTTGGTTAGTTGGCGCTTTGTCAGCGCTGCAATGTTGTTAAAGAGCATCACCGTCCTGGTGAGTAGTGCGTCCTGCTGATGAGATTTAATTTAGCGTTATGCTAAATATATGGCAATAGCAAAATGCTAAATAATTTGAGTATGGGATTTAGCTAAATGATTTAGAAGGGGATTTATTTTTTCGAAGTGGGATCTGCAGGTACAAAAAAGCCCGCTCAGTGGCGGGCTATTGGTAATGCGGGCTTAAAAAGCCAGTATGCGCATCTAGTTATGGAGTGCCTGTCATAGCGCCATAAAACTTATATAATGTAAAAACAATTGCCGGTATGCCTAGCACCCATTTGATAATGTCTAGCTTTGCATCGGTGAGGGATTTTTCGAATTTAAGCTCTTGAATATCAAGTGCTGACGTCAACTTTGATTCCTGAGCACTGAAATGCTTATCAAGTGAGCCCTGCTGAGATTTGATGGCATCTTTTACATCACGCATGTCAGAACGCATTTGCTCACGCCACTCAGTCATCTCTCTCCGCATCTCAGCAGAGATAGCTTTTACTTCTGCTTGATTAGCCAAAAGTAGGGCATTGATCTCTTCTCTGCTAGGTGTTGACATAGAGACATCTCCTAATGCTTTTGCTGTAAAATTGCCTCGCTTTTGGTCTGTTGCGAATGCGTTCACTTTGTTTTCATTATGGGGATATAAGTCTTCTTTATCAACATCAGCTTGGCCGTCAATAACTCTGAATGAAGGTCTACTCACCTTTTGACTCTCCATCCTTTTCGCTGATCATTTTGCGAACAGCTTTATAGGAGAAAAGCAATAAGTGCCCGCAAGAGCCACATGTCATTCTAATTATCGGCAATCCACCAGGGTAGTTGATAGCACTATCCTCTGCTTTGTTGAATTTTGCATAACCGATTGTTTCTATAACCGTATGTTCTGGCTCATCATCTTTGACTTTGATCTCATTTGTGACCAAAACGCTCCACTGCTGACTACCACAAACTTGGCAGACAAGAGGTCGGTTAAATCCATTAACAAAGTCTATAAATCTTTTAGCAGTAACAATTTCAGCATCGTTTTTTTGTTCAAAAATTTCAGCGCTCATTCTTTTCTTCCCTTGTTAAGGTAGCTTTTTACAGGCCAAGCGAGACTTCTAAGTACATGCGCTTGTGATGCTGATTAGCTTCATCCATAAGTAATACTATCCATATTTTAAGTGAATTAAAGTTCATTAAATTCAAACGAGACGCATCTTAGTCTCAATCGCCACACCCAGCACCTTACAATTGCCGTTAACCGGCACCATAGGCCACTGAGGGTTCAGCCCCTTCAGGTACTTCTGGCTGCCATCGATGATTAGCTTTTTGAATGTAGCTTCGTTGTCATCGGTGAGCTTCGCCACTACTAGGCTCCCGTTCACCGCTTCACGTCCTGTATCAAACAGAACATAGGTTCCTGCCGGGATGCTTAGCCCAATCGGAGCTGTCATTGAGTCGCCTTCAACCTCTAGCCAGAAAGCATCTCCTTGCGTATGCGCATCAGATTCAAGCCACATATCGACATCCTTAATCGTATAGGGTTCACAGGCTTCATCCCATGCGCCAGCCTGAACCTTGCTTAAAACGGGGTAGCGCGCAGTCGGCTTGTAGTCCCGAGGATTTGAAACGTTGGCGTCAACCTGTGGCTGATCTTCGTGGATGGAGTCAAGCCAGGCATTAGGCAGCTTTAAAGCCACCTCAATTTTCCTCGCCATCTTATCCCCGATATTCCTAACGCTATTCTCACCAAGCAGCTGACTAAATTGGGATGCACTGATGCCCAAAAGCTCTGCGAATCCAGCCTTTGTATTGCCATCCTTCTCAAGATGCCTCTTAAGGAGATTATTGAGATTGGTTTTTCTGACGCTTTTATTTTCCATGGTCTGATTCTCACACTATTTAGCAATTCGATAAATATGCATTTTGCTAAATACTGCTTGTTAGTTATTTAGCATAACGCTAAACTTAGCTTTGGAGTTAAATAGGAGGCACCAATGGGTAATGAACTGCTCCGCTGGCGCAAGGAATCTTCAGCTGAAGACTGGATCAGCCTTGCTGTACTAGCGAAAACATCCGTTGGCTACCTCGACCAAATTGCATATGGATTCCGCCGAGCATCACCAGGTAAAGCCCAGGCAATTGAGGAAGCCACAAAGAAATTCACCGATTACACGCCGGTGAAGAAGGAAAGCTTAGTCTTTGCACCACAGCGCGCTACGGCAGCTTAAGAATCACCGCTCTTTACACAATCTAGCCCGCCGCCAACGCGGGGAACTTTTAAACCGAAGTGACTTGCTCACCGCAATGTCACGCAATTACTTAACCAACAAAGGAATTTTACACGATGGAACTTGCAACATATCGCAAAAAAGCGAGAGAGATTGAAAGTCAGTTACTGAACAAACTGGCTGAACGTGGACAGGGAGAATTAGCGAAGGTACTCGGTCTGGATGACGCAGCTGTAAGCCGCATGAAGCGACCATCAGGAAAGCAGCGTCACAGCTTCTTCCAGATGATGAGTCTGGCGCTGGCTTATCTGGATGTGGTTTCACCTGAGTCTGAAATGGCGCGCCGGTTGATGCGCATAGAGCAGCTACTGACCAAAGAAAAAGCCCCGAACTGCGGGAACAGTTTCGAGGCCTGATGCACGAATCTTACTGGATCAACGTACAGGAGTAATTATGAGTTCTTTATTATCGCTTTACAAGGCTAAAGAGAAAAACGGCACGGAAACAACGGTTAAGAAAACGTTTCTGGTGCCACTGGCTGAGCTTTACGTCGAGCCTGGCTACAACGTCCGTGAAATCGATCAGGAACACGTCGCTGAATTCCGTGATGCCTTCATTGCCGGTGAGTTCGTGCCGCCTCTGGCAGTTCAGGTTACAGAGCAGGGCATCAAGATTATCGACGGCCACCACCGGTACTACGGCGCGAAAATGGCATCTGAAGCCGGACACGAAATACCGCGCCTTGAGTGCAAGGACTTCTCAGGTTCCGAAGCTGATCGCATCGCATTCATGGTCACCAGTTCACAGGGTAAGGCTCTGTCTCCTCTGGAACGTGCGGCGGCATATCAGCGCCTGCTGAATCAGGGCTGGACACCTGCTGAGATTGCCAAAAAAGTTAAGCGCTCACCAGCTGATGTGGATCAGCATCTTCAACTGCTGGAATGTGGCGACGGCCTGCTCGCAATGGTCAAAGCGGGCGAGGTAGCACCGACAACGGCTGTGGCGCTCTCACGTGAACATGGCCCGAAAGCGGAAGCCGTAGCGCAGGTTCAGATGGAGAAAGCTAAAGCTGCAGGTAAAACCAAACTTACGCGCTCAGCAGCCATTCCTCAGTTCAGCGCAACCAAAGCACGCCGCCTGGCTGAATTACTGGTTGATGCAGAGTTCGATCGGGATGGTGGTTTCGACAGCCTGATTCTCTCTCATGGCACCACTGAAGAGATAAAGCGGATTCTCGCTGATTATCGCTCAGGCATTCCATCTGACGGGGGCAGCGATGAATCTTGCGCATGACAACGTATCACCAATCAGGCCCTCTCTCAGGGCCGTGGAGCAACGTGTGGCAGATACAGACGATGGATACACGCGTCTGGCAAACGAGCTGTACGAAGAGCTGATAGGGGCCAACCTGACCAGGAATCAGGCGAAGGTTGCGCATGCTGTTTGCCGGAAAACATACGGCTTCAACAAAAAGATGGATCGCATTGCTGACAGCCAGATTAGCCAGATTACCAGGCTGCCAAGGCAGAAGGTTAACAAGGCAAAAAACGAGTTAATTCAGATGGGGGTTCTGGTCCGGGAGGGCATGCTAATCGGTCCGAATAAGAACCTCACAGAGTGGCAAATTCCAGAGTGTCACCAAGATGGTGTCACTGTCACCAAATCAGTGACAAAAAGTGTCACCAAAACGGTGACAGGGTTGTCACCAAAACAGGGACACACAAAAGACACTATTACAAAAGACAAGAAAGACATTAAACATACGTCAGAGAATTCTGGCGAATCCTCCGACACAACCCTGAGTAATCTCCCTGTCATCCGTCCTGAAGCAGCAACCCATTCACCGAAAGGTGACAAGTGGGGAACTGCTGACGACCTGAAGGCAGCCGAGTGGATGTTCAGCAGGGTGAAGATTGTTACTCCAACTGCAAAAGACCCTAACTGGCCTGCCTGGGCTAACGAAGTCCGCCTTCTGAGAGGATCGCTGGATGTCACGCATCACGACATCTGCGAAACCTTCAAGTGGGCTAACGCCGATCACTTCTGGCAGACCAATATCCTCAGCCCTGCAAAACTCCGCGCCAAGTGGGACACACTCCGTGCGCAGATGAGTCAGCCAGGGCGTAACCGGCAGGCAGTGACTCAGCAACCTGCTCAGCACTGGAACAGCCGCGAAGCCTGGGAGAATGAATTCCTATGAGAAATCTCGTATCAGCAATTCAGAACCGTGATGCAGGCGCACTGGCTCGCATTGCAGGTGATGGCCCGCGCCCAATTGAGCGTGGAGTGCATGAAGACGTTGAGCGCCTGGTAGACGCCTTGTTTTCGAACCTGAAGCAGGTGTTCCCGGCGTCGGTCAGCACTGCCTGGCGTAACCCGAACGACGAAGCAGCAGCTAAGCGCCAGTGGATCGCCGCGTTTGCAGAGAACGGAATTCATAACAAGCAGCAGCTATCGGCAGGCATGAAGCTGGCCCGCGCCAGTGGCTCACCGTTCCTGCCGTCGCCCGGTCAGTTTATCGATTGGTGTAAGCAGGGTGAGCACCGCGCCGCCGGGCTGCCGTCAGACGAAGAGCTGTACGACATGTTCCGCCTGTACTGTCGCGACCGTGGCATGTACGACAGCAGCGAAGAGTTCCCATGGGAAAGCCCGGCCTGTTTCCACATGGTGACAGCGGTCTATAACCAGATGCGATCATTCAACCTAACCGACTCAGAGTGCCGCAAACGCCTGGGCGATGAGCTGCGCAAGATGTCCCGCCGCATTGAGGCTGGCGAAGCCATCCCGCCGCCGCGCAAACAGATTCCACAACTCCACATCCCGACCGGTAACGAAAAGGCACTCGACCACCTCGCCGATATTCGCCGCCGCTTTGGTCTGAAAGGTGGCCGCCATGACTGAGATGAACCGCATCCGATTTGAGCGCCTGTACCGCAGCGTTCACGGTGACAAACACAGCCTGACCCGATCACATCTTGGCTATCAGGATGCTGTGGTAGACAGGGCATTTTTCTTCTGGCGTGAGGGCAGGGAGAGCGCCGCATGACACAGGTAACTCAACTGGTAATCACACCACCGCTGATGCTTCAGGCTCGCAACGTGCAGCTGGCTATCATCGATCTGGCAAAGAAGCGCGACCTGAAGCCGGAGCAGTTCCGGGCGCACCTGAACGCTATCGACATGCTGGCGCGCGAGGCTCATGACCTGATTATCGATGCTGAGCATGAACAGCAGCTATCAAACCACAATGCATTAAAGCGAGAAAAACGCGATGGAGACTCAACGTTACCTGTTGCGTGACAGCAACATCCGACAGAACTGCATCAGCGCCATCCAGCAACTTCCCGCCAATTCCGACAAACCTCTGCAGGTAACCATCCAGGAAGACACCAGAAGCCTTGCGCAAAACCGCATGCTTTGGGCCTGCCTGCATGACGTATCAAGCCAGGTGGTGTGGTACGGGAGGAAACTCGACTCTGAGAGCTGGAAACACATATTCAGCGCCAGCCTGAAAGGGCAGGAGACGGTGCCGGGTATCAATGGCGGCTTTGTGGTGCTGGGCCAGTCAACAAGCAAAATGCGCGTCAGTGAGATGCGAGACCTAATCACCTTAATCCATGCATTCGGTGCCGAGCAGAACGTCAGGTTTAGCGATGAATCAGCGCGCGCGGTTGAATGGGCAGGAAGATTCGGGAGTACAGCATGACACCACAGGTTACCTCCATTCCTCAGTTGCTCATTGAGACCCGAGGAAACCAAACAGCAGTCGGCCGAGCGATCAAATCCACTCGCACAACTGTCAGGAAATATGCCCGAGACTTTAACTGCCGATATCACGTCGTAGTCAATGGTGTGTTGATGGTCAGTCAGGGCGATCGTGGGCTTCACAAAAGGAAAAGCAATGAAGAAAACATGGTTCACCCATGACCCTGTAGATACAGACACTGCAAACGAACTCATTTCCCGTTACAACGCCCGCAACATTCATACCCAAAAGACACTCGCCGCCGATCCCCGCTTATGGCTGGTTAGCGCGCTGTTGCCTGAAGGTAATCGCGAACCACGAAGAGACAAAACTTATGAGAACAAATGCTGGGAGTAAGCGTTGTTGTAGCTGCAGTACTGTGCTGACCAGTGAAGATAAACACCGGTTCGGAGTTAGCTGTGAAATCTGCGAAGAGGATATCTGGTATTACGAGCACCTCGACTATCTGCCAATTCATGCCGCATGGCGATATACCTGCTATCAACTGCGCTGGCTGTGGCATACCGCTGGCTACGGACGAGACATATGCCTGCGTCCGTTGCTGCGCCGGCTGGATGCAAGACGACAACATCAGAATGCACGGAGGGGGTGATGAGAAAAGTCAGGCGAAGATGTAAGAATGCGGACTGTCGAGAATGGTTTCATCCGGGTTTCTCAAATCAAACGTGGTGCTCACCAGAATGCGGAACCGTGATAGCACTGGCAAAGAGAGAGAAGGACCGGCATAAGGCGATACAGGAAGCAGAACGACGGCGAAAAG